CCCTTCAATACCATCAAGTGAAGATAAATATTCAATTACGCGATTTGAATTGTCTTTTGTGGGCAGTAGATTCGTTGAGTGACGGCGGCGACCCCACGGCGGCGGCGGCGGGCTTCTCCCACGCCGTCTTCCTCCCTAAAGCGTGTGGAACTAGCATGCAGGCGATGGCAGGAGCATCGGTCACGGTGCCGTGGTGGGACAGCATAGCGGCGACCGACCCGGGTGCGACTCTTTCGCGTAGTCATAGTGATGGGGCATATACCAAACATTTAGTCACTTGTTCACTGTTCATTGATTATATATTTTTAGATCGCGATGAAAGAAGATATATGGCGCAAAATCCCCATCAATATCTGATCGAACAAGTGCAGTTTAATGATACAGTTTCTACAACATTATCTGAGAATACTCTGGAGTTAAATTTTAATCACCCGTGTAAAGAAATCTTTTTAACCACCCAACAAGAATACTTTAGAGATTGTTGTAAACAATTTGAATTTTGTGATCCTCTTTACAAAGCATTGGGCATTCAACCATTTAATTATACCGATTGCTTAGATGCTATGACACGGGCTTACCATGCGTTTCATGGACCCGACGATGGGGCGGCTTTTGCGAACTGGGAAGACATCGCGAATTTCTCCGCATTGTGCAGTCACGACGAGAAACACGACAGCATGTTTGGCACACATATTATACGTGAGGGATTATTCAGAAACCCGGGCGCCATGTTCAGCAACCCCGACGTGAAAGGACATGAATGGGATAAGGCGGGCTACGCGGACGGGTGGCAGAACGACCCTTCCAAAAACAAATCATTTGCGCCCCTGAGTGCCATCCATAATAGTTTTGTTTCAGATACTGGTGCCATTACCTTAGCCAAGACCGCCTTCAATCTGCATTGCTGGGGAAAAAATCCTGTGCACCGGATGGTATTGCAGCTCAATGGACAAGATCGTTTCAGTGAACGTAGGGGTAAATGGTTCGGTCTTGTCCAACCCTTTAAATATCACACGAATTTACCCGATGCTGGGATAAATATTTATTCTTTTGCCTTGAAGCCCGAAGACCACAATCCCTCTGGCACTTTGAATTTTAGCCGTATTGATAATGCTAATTTGCGTATTACTCTCTCTAATTTCATGTTTAACGACCATAACAAAAATATTGCCATCAAGATTTACGCGACAAACTACAATATTCTGCGCATTATGAGCGGGATGGGTGGCTTGGCGTATTCCAATTAAGGTTATAGTATACTTTATACCATATGTATAAAGCATTACTCCTTCTTTTTCTCTCGATAACAGGATTATATATCTACTATAAATCCTGTATGTACTACCATCGTCCATTATTCACCACGATTCCAGATGTTCCTACATTGATAGACGATATCCGCGTTCCTTATCGCGTACGCCATCACCTCGATGCTTTCTCTCACTGGGATATTCAGTATTTTCGAGAGAAATATGGGGATACAGAGATTTATGTCCTTCATTCCGCAAATCCCAAGTGTAGCGTTAAGGATGCCGAGTTACTCAAGATGCCATTGAGTGAATACATTGACACGTATATCACAGGCGATCACCCCGAAAAGCAAAATTATTATTTTAAAAGTGAGGATGGGTATAAGTTTTTGAAATCTGTGGGACTTGAGAGAGAGATCGGGGATCATTTTAAGGCAAAGGTGCCTCTGCATACCAATTTTTATACATCTTTTTGGATGGGTCCTAAGGGATCGACGACTACTTTTCATTATGACACTGATTACACCAATTTCCTCTGTGTACTGGAGGGAAGAAAGAAGATTTATTTATTATCACCACAGGCATCCCATCATGTGAAGAGTATAAAAACTGAGTATGGCGACTACTGGGGTGAATTTGATTTGAGTAATAACGAGAGAGTATCTGAGCTGAAGAAGCGTGGTGAGTTGTGTGAGATCATTGTAGATCGGGGTGATATATTAAATATTCCGCATAATGTGTGGCACGCGGTGATAAACCTTGAAAATACGGTTTCTTTTACTTTTCATTATGAAACTTTAGAGTCAACATTTTTTGGTTTGTGTTTGTGACTGGCCAGTCACAGTCGGGTCTAGATTATATTTTTATTTGTTATCTATTTTGCTTAGACATGGATTTTGGGGATAGATTTGGGCGAGATTCGTGGGGGGGGGTCCCCCGTTTTGGACATTTTTGTAATGTCCAAAATGGCACATGGGGTGGGCGAAATAAACCCAAAATCTGCGTACCAATCCATGGCTTCTTGATGCATGGAGAAGGATTACGATATTTCATTTTTTTTTTCATGTAGGGGCTTATTTTTCGAAAAAACGGCGATCGCCGAGAAAAGCCCAAAAATCCCATATTTCAGATGCTACATAATGCTACAAAAAAAAACCCCAAAAAAAATAGTTGAAAAAAAGAGGAGTCCTCTTGAAGGGTTAAAATAATTTTAAGCAGGAATTGTTCCCTACAAGAGAGGACATGCTACAAAAAACCCCAAAAAAAACCCCAAAAATTCCACCTACAACATTGAAGAATGGGTCTATATATTAAAATTGGGAAAAAAACCCCAAAAAACCCCAAAAAAACCCCAAAAAAACCCCACGGCAAATAGTTGAAAATTATGTGACTATTCTTGGGGGTATAAATATATTTTGGGTTATATATCCCCCTACAACATAATAATGCTACATAATGCTACACAAAAAAACCCCAAAAAAACCTGCCGAAAAAAGAGGAGTCCTCTTGAAGGGGTGAAATTATTTTAAGTCAGTAATCCCCCCTACAACACGAAAAAATGCTACAAAATGCTACAAAATGCTACAAAAATAATTTAATGATATATTATTAAATTATATATGTCTCAAAAGAAATATATTTGTGAAAAATGTAATTTTTATTCGGACAACAAAAAGGATCATACGAAACACTTACATACGGTTAAACACAAAAAAATACAATGCGTGCCTCCCCCCATTAAAGAGTGTGTAATAAAATATAAATGTGAAAAATGTGACAAAGATTATCTTCATCATTCAAGTTATTATCGTCATACAAAGAAATGTTTATCATTTAGTAAGGAGAAGGATAATATGAAAGATGTGATAATTAAGAAACAGGTGGATATAATTGCAAGACAAACGAAGGAGGCTGAGGTTATGCGTGGTTTGATGACGGAATTGATTACTGCTACGAGAGAAATGGTTCCTAAAATAGGGAATAACAATATGTCTATCAATGTATTTTTGAATGAGCATTGTAAGGATGCGATGAATTTAACTGATTTTGTGGATAAAATTCGTATTACACTGGATGATTTAATGAAAACGCGTCAATTTGGTTATGTGGGTGGGATTTCTAATATTTTTATAAGAAATTTGAGGGATTTATCGGATATGGAGCGTCCTATTCATTGTAGTGACAAGAAGAGACTGAAATTTTATGTGAAAGATGACAATAAGTGGGATAAGGATGATGGAGAGAAGATAAAGAAGGCGATAGATAAGGTGGCGATTAAACAGGTACGGGTAATAAAGGAGTGGGAGGATATGCACCCTGGTTATTTAGAAGATGAGGGCTTAATAAATCAATGGCGCACGATGATTCATGCGACTATGGGTGCTGCGAATGAAGATGATCGAGAGAGAAATGAGAAGGAGATATGTAAGAATGTTGGGGAGAATATAATTTTAAAGGATGCTCTTGAAAAAATATAATATAATATAAATGGGTACAGTTGGATCTATTATAATTCATTTCAATCTTTTGAATAAAGATAGAGATAAATCAGTTTATGATATTTTTGAGCCTCGTCCTAATAAGTATCTAAACGCCAAGCATTGTGATTTAAAGAGACCTTTGTTGCGAAAATAATATATAAAAAGTATATTTATTAATATATTAATGGGTAAAAAAAGTCGTCGCCGAGAGAAAAAGGAACCGAAAGAGTTAAAGAGTAAAGGGGAGCGTCGACAGGAGATAGAAACTATTAAAGAAAAATTAACCTCACTTGGTTTAAGTGAATCTATCAAGGGGGTGGATGTATTTTATGAGCGTGCTGAGCATTTTATAGAAACAGGTGAATCATGGAGTGGTAAAATAAAGGTGTCGGGATGTAAGCGAACTTTAGATATTATCTTGACATCAATGAAGGGAAAGGAGTGTCTTGCGGCGTTATTATATAACAAGAATGGTTAAAGGGATACTTCGGGCGAGTTTGTATCTATGTTTTCCACGAGAGATGCTTGATATTGTAGCATGGGTGTATTTCTTTTTCTGTTGACATACCAGCGTATTGCGAAGGCGGTATTAAATAATAATGATAAAAAGGTAAAGATGGCTAAACCTGGGCATGAGTCCATATAAATAATTAAATTATTTATTCTTTAATTATTTTATGAATTTTCTGAACAAAAGGATGCAAAGGCATTAGCGGTTCTTGGTCCTTTATAATCCTTAATTTTGTCTCCATTGCTGTCTAAAAGTACGAGAGATGGGTATCCTGTGATTCCGTATTTTTTAACTTCATCGGGTGCTTCTCCCTGTTCGGTTTTGCGTGTTTTTATACCACTGTCATTGTTGGATTCGAATTTAGACCATTCGGGCATCATATTTGTGCAATGGGGGCACCCATTCATATGGTAGAATACAAATTCACTTGCGCCGGTGAATCCCTCACTGAATGTCCGCTTTATAAGCCTGCGCACAAAGGGTAAAAGGCAGGAGAAAAGGCAAAAGAGGATGACGGCTGTTGCTACACAACACAAAATGGGGTTCATGCCTTTACAATTTCTATTAAACAATTTCAACAAATTCATTATATAATATAATAATACAAAAAAATTTGATATATTTATTATGATCGTCTAAATACTTAATATAACTATAAATTATATGACCAAGATTTGGATTCTTATGGATGGGTTTACGCGTGCTTACCCGGTGTTTATAGTTTTGTATTCTTTTTTGAGTGGTTTGTTACATAATTGTCGAGAGAGTATATTATTTGGATTTTATCTATTGGGGACAGATATATTTAATAATATACTAAAGCGTTGGGTTTTCGGACCGATAATGAGGAACAAGTGTCTTCCAATTTTGGGTTATGGGTGTCGACCGGCTAAATGTATGAACACAGGATTATTTAAAGATGGCAAGATTTCCACTAGTTATGGTATGCCTTCTGGGCATGCCCAAATATCTTGGACCTTTACGACCTATTGGATACTAAAATTATGGAACGAGAGAGAGAGAAGTAGAGAATCTAAAATATTGCCAATATTATTTTTGTTGTATTGTTCTCTCCTTATATCCTATAGTCGTGTCTGGTGGGCGAAGTGTCATAGTATCCAACAGGTGATTATAGGATCTATGTTTGGCATTCTTTTGGGTATATTAGGGTATATTTTGTTTGCGTCAAAAAGAGAACCACTGTAACAAAAAAAACGTCAAAAAGAGAACCACGATAATAAAAAACGTCAAAAAGAGAACCACGATAATAAAAAAACGTCAAAAAGAGAACTTTAAAAAAAATCCTTGTTATATATATTTAGACAGTAAATTATATTATCTCTCGCTATATTATAATGTTTAATTGGCTTAGATCAACCATGAAGCGTGGATGTTGTGGATGTCGGGGGACTCGGCGAAGGGGGCGCGGCACCCGAAAGCGGCGTACACGGGTGCGCCGGTTACGCCGGTTTCGCCCGCGTCGGCGTAGAAAGCGGTAGAGTGCAGCGCACACTCTGCGCCACCGCACTAAGACATAATAAGGCGTTAATGAGTAAAATACCCATATAATATTTATTTAGCGCAGATTTATGTAGGGGCACGCAGAAAATTACATTAACAAAACGTTACCATATATGCTAAGGATATTAATTATTGTTACCATTATTATAATTATGATCACATTGTGACCATAATTGCAATTTTTATAAATTACTCGCAAGTTTTGTTACCATATATGCAGTCATTGTCGCAAAGTTGTTGGAGATTGTGTAAATCG